CGGCCGCCACGGAAACGTGGGCGGAGAACTTCGCGGCAGACGCCCACCGGAGCAAGAACGAGGTCAAGGGCTTCCTGGCGGACTCCGGCGCCATCTTCACCGGCATCGGCATGGGGGCGGAACAGGCCGCCCAAATGTCCGAGATGATGACCAGCCTCTCCTACGACCTGGCCAGCTTTAACAACCTGGCGGACGAGGACGCCTTCGGCAAGCTGCGATCCGGCCTTATGGGCGAGACCGAGGGCCTGAAGACCATGGGCATCGTCCTCAACGAGGCCGCCCTGAAGCAGTCCATGCTGGGTATGGGGATCCAGGGGACCTTCAACGATCTGGATGAGGCCACCAAGGTACAGGTCCGCTTCAACGCCATCCTGGCCCAGACCTCCGACGCCCAGCAGGACGTGACCCGGACCGCCGGGTCCTATACCAACAGCCTGAAGGGCGTCAAGGGGATCTGGGCCGACTTCCTGGCCAGCGCAGGCGCGAAGTTCACACCCGTCCTGACTACGCTGTTCAACACCATCATCGAGGCGTGGCCCACCATTGAGCCCATGCTCATGCAGCTGGTGGACCTGCTGGCGGGCGGGCTGTCTGAGGCCGTGCCCATCCTGGTACAGCTGGGCAGCGACCTGCTGCCGGTGTTCTGTGACGCTCTGGGCCTGGTCTTCCAGGTAGCAGGGCCCCTGATCCCGGTGGTCGGGACCTTCCTTTCCACCCTCCTGCCGCCCCTGGCGTCCCTCCTCTCCCTGCTGGCGGGCACCCTGCTGCCGCCCATCACGCAGATCCTCACAGTGATCTGCAACGACATCCTGGCGCCGCTCATGCCCGTCATTTCCACCATTGCGCAGGCGATCCTGCCGCCCGTGGCCCAGCTGCTGGGGCTCATCGCCCCCATCCTGCAGCTGATCGCGCCGGTCCTGCAGGTCATCGGCGACCTGCTCTCCGGCATCGCCAATGTGGTGGGTACCCTGATCGGCTGGGTGGCCGATGGCGTGGGCGCCGTAGTCAACTTCTTCGACAAGCTCTTCGGCGGAGCCAAGGAGGCCACCGGCGGCATGGAGGATCTGGCGGAGAGCACCAACAGCGTGGCCTCCTCTATCCCGGACCTGGGCGCTATTGAGATGCCGAAGGTGGAAATCCCGGACACCTCCGCTTACACCAGCACCATCCGGTCCGCCATGGACACCACGCCCATCGTGGCCGGGGAGAGCTGGGCCGCCGCCAGGGAGACCGCTAACACCGGCCTCCAGGAGATCGGGGCCAACGCCACGGATACCTATGGGGCCATGGCGGAGCAGGCGGAGAGCGCCTGGACCCGGATGTCCAACGCGGCAGCCGCAGCTGTCGGCTCCACCATCGCGGAGCTGCGGCGCCTGAAAACGGCGGCCAATGACGTGGGGACCATTACCATAGGCACCACCGGCGTCACCAACGCCCGCATCCCCGGCCACGCGCGGGGCACCAGTAACTTCGAGGGCGGCCTGACCCGCATCAATGAGGAGGGCGGAGAGCTGGCGATCCTGCCCGGCGGCACTCAGATCATCCCCGCAGATCAGACCGACAACCTCATCAACGCCTCCCGCCACTCCAAATCCATCACCTTCGCCCCTCAATTCAACATCCAGCTCTCCGGGAATCCCTCGGAGGAACAGCTGCAGAATCTGGAGGAGCGTATCATGGAGATCGCGCGGAGGATGTTTGAGCAGCTGCAGGACGAGGACAGCAGTGTGGAGGCCCTGCAGGCATCCCTGCTGTAAGGAGAGGAGGGCAACGCAATGTCTTACATGCTGATCGGCAGCACCGGCACGGTGGTATTTGAAAAGACGGCCACCGTCACCGACGAGAGCCCTACGATGTCCAGCCAGGTTACCAGCAGCCCCATCGAGGGCGGTGGCAAGATCACAGACCACGCCGTCCTCGACCCCATTAAATTCACCATTACCGGCGTGGTGGCCAGCCCCGCGGAGTATGCCGCTCTGGAAGCCATGTGGCGCGGCCGGGAGCTGCTCACCTACCGGGGCGCGGAAGCCTTCGACAACCTGCTGATCACCAGCCTCAAACGCACCCGGAGCAAGGACAACCTGGGCGGCTATGGCTTTACCATCGCCTTCCAGCAGATCACCATCACCTCCGCCGCCTTCGTAGATATCAGGGCTCCCACCATGAGCCGGCAAGACAGCGGCGCTGCCCGGAGCGCAGAGGCGGCCAAGTCTGCCAGATCCGCCACGCAGAACGGCCTGATGACCACCTCCAGCGAATACGCCGCCTATGTGGCGTCCTTCTCTGCCTCCGGCGTCAACACATCCGTGGCCAACGGCAGGACCAACCCCAGCTATGCCGGGTATCAAAAAGGGGGATGAGCCATGAAGCTGATTGAGTCCGGACAGGAAGTGGAGTTCATCGACATTGACAGAGACCGTGTGCCATGTTCGTTATTGATCAAGCTCATTGACCGCACCTACCGGATGACCTTCCGCTACAACGAGGTGGGAGATTTCTTCACCGTGGACCTGGAGACGGTCAGCGGCGGCAGCAGTACCCCGCTGGTCTATGGCGAGGTGCTGCGCTGCGGCAAGCCGCTCTTTGAGGCCTTCAACGATGAGCGTTACCCTCTGCCGGTACTCTGCCCCCTGTGCCTTACCGGGGATGAGATCGAAGAGATCACCTATGACAACTTCGGCACACAGGTGAGGCTGTATCTCTTCGACCGGCCGGGAGGTGATGCGTGATGCAGCTTTGGATGCGGCAGGCCGTCCTCATTCTGAACAAGAACAAGTACACCCTGGACGGCCTGAACTTCTCCTTCAAGGTCCAGTTTGAGGACCGGGCCAAGGTATCCACCGCCCAGCTGGAGATCCGCAACCTGGCCCCTTCTACCCGCGCCGCCCTGAAGAAGGGGGACCCGGTGATCCTCTCCGCCGGCTACCGGGGCGATGTGGGCTGCATCTTCGTGGGCGCCGTTGCGGAGTACGCCCACTCTCTGGACGGCCTGGACGTTATCACCAGGATCACCGCCGCGGACAGTTTGGAGGAGTGGCTGGGCTCCTGGGTCAACAAGACCTATAAGGCCGGCATGTATGCTGCGGACATCATCGATGATCTGCTGAACATCTTCGGCGTGGAGGTCTCCCTGGTAAAGCTGGCGGTCAACAAGCTCTATCCCGGCTGCCGTGTCTGCCGCGGCAAGCTGAAGGATGTACTCACCAGCATCGTCTGCAGCGACTGCCGGTCCCGCCTGGTGATCCGCTGCGGCCAACTCATCATCAACCCACCCGATGAGGGTATCGTGACCGGCTATCTGCTCACGCCCCAGACCGGGCTCCTGAAGGATTCCTCCAGTTCTGAGAGCCAGACTGTCAACACGCAGACCTCAGCCGCCTCCAAGACCCGTATCGAACAGGAGGAGGCCGACGGCACCCTGAAGCGCGCCTGCCTGCTCAACTACCACATCGGCGCGGCCGACCGGATCACCATTCAGGATGCCCAGACCAATGGGGCCTTCCTGGTGGTCTCCGGCGTCCATGAGGGCAGCCGGACTGGAAGCTGGAAAACCACGCTGGAGGTGAGACCCGCATAATGTGGACGAGCAAACGATCTGACCTGCGCGCGGCACAGAGCGAGAAGGACCGGGAGGCGGTCCGGGTCTCCATGCCGGTCCAGGTCCTGGCCTTCTACCCGGACACCATGACAGTGGATGTACAGCCCTTGGTGAAGGAGGCCATCGACGGCAGCTATGCCAGCGCCGCACCCATCCTGGGCCTGCACATCGCCTGCCTGTGCGCCGGGGACTACGTGATCCGGCCCTGGTACAAGCGGGGCGACGTTGGCTGGGTGATCGTGGCGGACTTCGATTCCGACGCCGCCCTGCAGACCGGCCGGGAGGCGGAGCCCAACACTCGGCGCAACCACGCGCCGGAGGACAGCCTCTTTCTCGGAGGCGTCTGCCCCGCGGGCAAGGTGCCCCAGGGGCTTCCGGGGGACGCATTGGTCCTGGCCGCCGGCAGCGTGTATCTGGCGGTTTCCAAAACGGGGATCACGATCCACGGGGATGTGACCATCTCCGGCACGCTGGAGGCATCCGGCATTGAGATGACTACCCACACCCACCCCACCAGTTGGGGCGAGACCGGAACGCCGAATTAGGAGGATGCTTATGGACAATCTGACACTGAAGATCGACCCGGACGCCCACGACCTGGTGTTGGAGGACGGCGCCCTGGTGATGGTATCCGGCGCCGAGACGGTGGCGCAATGTGTCCGCCTGACCCTGGAAACATTCAAAGGTGAGTGGTTCCTGGATACAGGGCACGGAACGGATTATGACCAGATCATCGGGGACGGGACCGGAGATCCCGAGGCCGTCCTTCGGGCGGCCATCTTTCAGGAGACCGAAGTAAAATACATCGACCGCCTGGAGGTGTCCAGGCAGGGCCGCCGGCTCTCAGCCGCCTTGACCGGG